GGAAGTAAGGATGGAGATATACCAACCTCCTCTACCTGAAGAGATCATGATGGAAGATGTCCAGTGGTTTGTTATAAACAAAGATAACTGGGACGAATCAGTAGTAAAAATAGAAGAAATATTAGGCGGAGACTTTGTATTATTTGGTCTACTACCTCAGGGATATGAAAGTATGGCTTATAATCTACAAGAGATGCGTAGGTTTATAAGACAGCAAAAAGAAATTATCCTGTACTACAGAGAAGCCACTGATGTAGGTGATGAAGCCGAAGAGTGGTTAGAAAAGAATGAAGAGTTGCAAAATGACTGATGAGTTTGAACATGCAGTAAAAGATAACTGGTTAGTCTACTGGTGGAAACGAATCTGGTATGAAGAGTATCACCTAACAATTTATTTTGTAGCAAACAAAACTGTGGACGAACGTGGTCGTGAAACATATACTCGTACTCCCAAGAAGTATAAAGCTTCTAGAATTTATACTCTTAAGCCGAACATTATCAAGTTTAAAGATGATGATGATCAGATTATTGAAATCAAATCAGCGGAGCCTATGAATTGGGATCTTGTGAAGAGATACTAAATGCGAGTAATAATTATAGGCATACTTTTATTAGTATGTATGCCTTCTTTTGCTTCAAAACCAAAGCAAAGAGATATAAACACATGTGTGGAAGCGATACGGTATATCTATGGTAGCCACACAATTTATAAATTTAAACAGCAAGCCATTATGAATGGTAGAAAACATTTAAGTTTTGTTATTGTTCCTATGGATCGGAAAGGGGATATGATGTTCGGAAACGATGCTGATAAGTGGGATTATGGTAAGCAACGATCAGCAAAATGTATCCTTAAAGGCAAAGCATTAATAGGAGTATATTAATGATAACAGAAAGTTTAATAGACCAAATTAAGTATGACGAAGGAGTCGTACTAGAAGTATATAAGGATCATTTAGGGTATGATACTTGTGGAGTAGGACACCTACTTGTAAAAGGGAATCCAGAATATGGGTGTGCAGTTGGTACTCCTATAAGTGAGTCTACATGCGACAATTATTTGAAACAAGACTTACAAGTTGCTTGGGATGAATGTAAAATTTTGTATCAACCCTGGTTCAAAGATTTTCCACAAGAAGTAAAAGAAATACTTATAAATATGATGTTTAACATGGGCAGACCTCGCCTATCGAAGTTTGTCAACTTTAATAAGGCGATTATGCGAAAGGATTGGAAAAGTGCAGCAGTTGAAGGGAGGGATTCACTATGGCACAAACAAGTACGCAAGAGAGCAGAAAGATTGATGGTACGTCTGGAGAGTCTGTAAACTACGTTTGTTATGCATGCTCAGAGTTCGTTAACTGGTTAGCCCCAGATGGAAGATGTAGTGATTGTACAAATTATACACCGGAGGAATTATGTTAGTAGATGATGACATGAGTTTAAGAAGTTTCTCAATGCCTGATGACTTTACAGTTGTACCTCACAAAAATCCTGTAGAAAGGATTACATACGTTGTAAAACGTATGCAGGAACACATTGAGTATTTAGAAAACGCAGTAAAAGAAGAACAAGCCGCAAAGTATAAAGCGTTTCAACGCATAGCGGAGTTAACAAGTGAGCGAGGGTAGGAAATATGATGGTGAGAAACCTCAGCTTTATCTATTACCACCTAAGTCTATTACTGAAGTAGGGAAAGTACTTACATTTGGAGCAAAGAAATACGATGCTCATAACTGGAGAAAAGTAGACGACCTACAAAACCGCTATAGTAGTGCTGCTTTAAGGCACATCTTCGCCCATATAGATGGTGAAGAGTTAGACGAAGAGACGGGGTTATCACACCTCGCACATGCAATATGTTGTTTAATGTTTAAACTAGAGGATGAATTAATTGGGCAGAGTGAGGAAAAGGGACAACGAGAAGTTGAGCCCAGAGAACATACAGAAAGTGATAGATCTGTTGAATCAGTCGACTCCTATCACGAAAAAAGACGCTTGTGGAATATTGAATATCTCGTATAATACTACGAGACTCACAAAAATAATAGAAGATCACGAAGATACACTAGCGTTTAGAGCTAAAAGAATTAGTCAAAACCGTGGTAAGCCTGCAACTCAAGCAGAGATTGCAGATGCTGTCACGTCATACCTACAAGGAGATTCTGTAGTACAAATTGCAAAGTCTCTGTATCGTTCTGCAGGATTTATAAAAGCTATTATAGAGCGCATAGGCGTTCCGTATCGTCCTGGAACATTAGAATCTAAGAATGAAATAGGTATGTTCCCAGATGAGTGCATGAGTGAAGAATTTGAAGTAGGAGAGATAGTTTGGTCTGCAGAGCATCATTGTACTGCAACAATACAGTTTGAGTACACTTTAGAACATACTCGCAAAATGCCAGGGTTAAAGGAACTAGACTATGAAAAGAAGTACGCAGGTAAGTGCTATAATATATGGGTTATGCGTGAGTTAATTGATGATTCCGCAGGCCATTGGGCTGATTTAGAGGGTCAACGTAATGGATTCTTTTCTTGTGCGGTGGCTTATGATTTGGCTAGGTTAACTCATCTTAAACAATACGGTATCGACCTTGGTAGGATTTGAAAAAAATTTCTTGACACAAATGTCATTTGTTGGTATAATATAATTTCAAAAATGAGGAAACCGACATGGGCGACCGATTTTATTTTCAACAACTTAGCAAGAGGAAACGCAAAGTGGCGTGGGATGATGAAAGAAAGGCGCAAGCCGTAGAGATGTACGAAGCAGAAAGCCCTACTCCTGAGACATCTATGGAGATAGTAAAGGCTATAGCAGACGAGATGAGTGAGAGTCCTAATGGGGTTCGCATGATTCTAACCAAAGCTGGAGTTTATGTAAAGAAAACACCAGCGACTGGAGGAGCCAAAAATGGTGGCACTTCAGGTACCAGCAGAGTTTCAAAAGCAGCAGCTCAAGAAACTTTGATCGCAGCTATCCAAGACGCAGGTAAGGAAGTAGATGAAGAAATCATTTCTAAACTGACGGGCAAGGCGGCTGTTTACTTTACAGGACTGCTGAGCTAGTCTCAGTTTCCGACCGCAGAGGGAAGCCCATCTTCCCTCTGTTTTTTTACATCTAATGAAATGACCTTGAAATTAGTACAGTAAAAGATTTTACCTACCTAATCTAAGGAGTTTCATGAAAAAGGAAGAACTAGCATCTCTTGTAACAGAGTATGGTGATGCTGTCATTACGTACCGTAGTGAGAACTCTAAAAAGCTAAAGTATAATGTTTGTACCTTAGACTTTAGTACTCAGTATATTCAAGACAAGAAGAATCGCGCGAAAGAATCCGAGGAGACTTTATTACTCTTCTGCTGGGATACAGATTCTTATCGCTTATTAAAACCTAAGAATATTACGAGTGTTGTACCGCTAGCCTCAGTTTTAAAGAACGGAGACTAACATGGAACTTCATGAAGCACCAGCCTTATATGAGCATTTAATACACTATGACGAAGAAAAAGAAACCCAAGTCCGAGTATCAGTCAATACTTTTAGGGGCGTTGAGTATCTTAGTGTACGTAAGTATTATTTGGATTTCCATGAAGAATGGCTACCTACCCGAGAAGGGGTTAGTATGCCAATCGATTTTAACAACTCCAGAGAATTGTTTCGTTCCTTAATAGAGATAATATCTTTAGCAGAATCTAAAGAATTAATTGAAGAACACTTTGGGGACTTAATAAGTCGAGTTTATGAGCACGATTCCTGAAAAAATTCCTTGACTTTTTACCTATTTCTTGTTATAATATTATCTGAAAAATAGGGAAACCAATATGCAAAAGTCTAATTCAGCAGTATTACAGTTGCTAGATAAAGCTAGTGACTTATATTATGCGGGTACTCCTATCATAACTGATGTGGAGTTTGATCGTTTAGCAGAAGAAAATGACTATATCTCAGTAGGACATGTTGTTCACCGAGGTATTAAGCATATCTACCCTATGAAGTCACTACAGAAGTGCTTCGATATCAATAACCCTCCTCTCGATATAAATTTGGATAAACTAATTGCTACGGCGAAGTTAGACGGCGCTGCTGTCTCTCTAGTTTATGTTGAAGGTACTCTCTTGCACGCCCTTACGCGTGGAGATGGAAAGGAGGGTTTAGATATCACCGACAAGCTCAAGCATCTAATACCTGCTAGGATTCAGCGTAAAGGTATACTTCAGATAACTGGAGAAGTAGTAGCTCATAAAGACATTCCCAATGCAAGAAACTTTGCAGCGGGTGCATTAAACCTTAAAGAAATCTCAGAGTTTCTTGATAGAGTTAAAGAAGGAAGTATGGTCTTTGTAGCCTATGATGCTCAGGAGAATACGTGTCAGAATTGGACACAAGAGATGAAGTGCTTATCAAGTAATGGCTTTACAACCGTCTGGACGGATATGATGTTTGATTATCCACAAGACGGCACAGTCTTTAGAATAGACAACTATCGAGAGTATCATAAGATGGGAGAAACGTCTCACCATCCGCGTGGCTCTTTTGCTTTAAAGGAAAAGCAAGAGGGAGTAGTAACTAAACTACTTGATGTTGTATGGCAGACTGGAAAATCAGGTGTAGTTACACCAGTAGCAATACTCGATCCTGTTGTAGTAGGTGAAGCGACTGTTTCGAGAGCAACCTTGCATAATATGGAATATATACGAGGTTTGAATTTAGAAATTGGGTGCATGGTAGAGGTCATACGAAGTGGTGAAATTATCCCTCGTATTGTCCAACGAGTTGAGGAAAAATAATTCTTGACTTTTGACATAAATTCTGAGATAATAGTTTTTCAATTTTAGAGGGAAGTAAATGCAGGCAATAAAAGCTCCAGAAGTTTGTCACACCTGCGGGCATAAGCTCGTCTGGGAAGTCGATCTCCTATATTGTAGGAATACGGCTTGTAGTGCACAGCTAAGTAAGAAAATTGAGCATTTTGCCAAAACTCTCAAGATAAAAGGTCTTGGACCGAAAACTGTTGAGAAGTTGGATTTAGGAAGCTTTCATGAGATTTATCTTCTTGATGTAGACTGGATATCTTATGCTCTTAGCTCTGAGAAGTTAGCAAAGAGTTTAATGGAGCAAATTGAGTTATCCAAAACTATGCCTCTAAATACGCTGTTACCAGCATTTAGTATTCCTTTGATAGGGAAGACAGCAACTGACAAATTGTCTAAAGTTATTAGTAGTATTTATGAACTTACCGAAGACAAGTGTATAGAAGCCGGTCTTGGACCGACAGCAAGGGAAAATTTAATGCTCTGGTATGATACAGAGTTCTGTGATAATCTATATCACCTACCTTTTGACTTTAAGTTTGAGAAGGTAACAAGAATCAAAGCGGGTGCAGAAATTGTATGTATAAGTGGTAAACTGTCTAGTTTTAAAACGAAGGCGGAAGCAACAGACGCACTAGTAGCAAAAGGATATTATGTTAAGACTAATTTAACAGGTAATGTAGATATATTAATAAATGAAAGTGGAATTGAATCCGCTAAAACAAAGAAGGCCAGAGCATCTGGCATAACGATAGTAACCAATCTATTAGAATTTTTAGGAGATTAGAATATGGCAACATTGCCGAAGTGGACTGATGAGCGCACTGAAGAGCTCACCAACTTTGTAGGGAATGAATCCCCTATTTCTCAAGGCACTGTAGCGGAAGCTGCAGAGCAACTTGAGACCTCTACTCGATCCGTATCTAGCAAATTGCGTAAGATGGGATATGACGTAGAACTAGCTTCTGCCAAGAGCTCCAGAGCTTTCTCTGAAGCCCAAGAAGCTACTCTTGCCGCGTTTGTTAATGACAATAGCGGTGAGTACACATACGCTGAAATAGCGTCTCACTTTGAAAACGGAGCATTTACTGCGAAGTCTATTCAAGGAAAAATCCTCTCTATGGAACTCACTGACCATGTCAAGCCAGCTCCAAAAGTAGAGACTCCTCGTACCTACTCAGTTGATGAAGAGAATACCTTCATTCAAATGGTAGCTGACGGAGCGTTTGTCGAAGCAATCGCTGACAAATTGGATCGTTCAGTAAATAGTGTTAGGGGCAAAGCTCTTAGCTTACTACGTGCTGGAGAAATTGCCGCCATCCCCAAGCAGGAGCACACTAAAGGAGCAGCGAAGGACGATCCTTTGGCTGACCTAGGAGATGTTTCTGGAATGACAGTCGAAGCCATTGCCGACCAAATCGGCAAGACTGCTCGTGGCGTCAAGACTATGCTGACACGTCGTGGTTTGACAGCCGCAGACTATGACGGTGCTGCAAAGAAAGAAAAAGCTGCTTCTTAAGTAGTATTTCGGTATAGCCACGGTAGGGGTGCTGTGGCTATATTTTTATCATCGGGGGATCTAATTGAATATTTCTAGTGCTTTTATGAAGCAAGTTTTAGTGACACAAGACTTCGAGACTTGGACACAAGTGCGTAAGCACTACTTGCCTGCTGAGTACCACAGACTGTTTACCGAGGTAGACAGGCACTGTGAGAAATTTCATAAGATGCCTACAATGGAGGACTTAAAATATGAGCTTCGAGATACTGCTACAAAAGAGCTTCTTTATGCAGTAGAGAATGTAGAAGTAGATGCTGATGCATTTATGCTTTTACAGTATTTGAAGAATGAATTTACCCAAAAGGAGATTCTGAATCAGCTCGAAGATTATGTTGATAACTCTATATCTTTTGAAGATGCAGAGGAATCCGTTTCTCATCTACACCAAATAGTGATGGATGTCGAAGACAAGGTTGAATTAGAACAACCTCAGGAGAGTATGCAACGTATTCCCCTGTTCGAACCAGATGAGGACTTAGCGAAGTACTTGCCCCTCGGACTCAATAGTGAGTACGATCACGAAATATCATTCTCCCCCCGAGATTTGATACTTGTCGGTGGTCGTAGAGGGGCAGGTAAATCCATCACGTGTGTCAATATTGCTAATAATGTATTTTCTTCTGGCAAAACAGCCATTTATTTCACTATAGAAATGGACAGTAGATCAATCCTACAGCGGTGTTGTTCTGTTGCTACCGGCGTGCCTTTCTCTCGGCTCCGCACAAAGAACCTTAGTGTAACCGAATGGGAAGCAGTAGCCAAATGGTGGGCTGGAAGATACCAAAATAGTCAAGAAAGATTAGCAGAGTATCGAGAACATCGAGACTTTGAGCAATTCCATGATAAATTAAAAACAAGTTGCGAGCTTCTCCCAACTCAGCAGCTTGATGTAGTTTATGATGCTTCTTTGACTATAGCGAAAATACGGTCTGAACTTGATAAAAAAGTGAAAAGTAAGATGGACGTTGGCGTAATTATCGTAGACTACATCAATCAAGTTAAACGTTCTAAACAGCCCTCTCGGGGAGGGCAGTATGATTGGACGGAGCAGATAGAAGTTAGTAAGGCACTAAAAAGCATGGCACAGGAATACGAAACCCCAGTATTCTCGCCATATCAAACGGACGCTAGTGGCGAAGCACGTTTCGCTAAAGGCATACTAGACGCAGCTGACGCTGCATATAGCTTAGAGACCTGGGAACAGGAAGATGCTTGCATGACATTTAACTGTGTCAAAATGCGCTCTGCTTCTATGCGTTCGTTTACCTCTACTATGGATTGGGAGACTATGAAGATAGGGCCAGACACCGCTTTATCGCCTAAAGAAAAAGAAGATAATGATCAAAAGACTGGAGAGGATATTAACGATATATGAGAATGTTAGTATTTTTATTGATGGTAATAGTAGATGGAGAAGAGCAGGGTACTCAAAATATGTACTTTGCAAGTATAAATACATGTAATTATTATGCAGATCGTATAGAACATAAACAGTATAAAGTTACAGCATATTGTGTACCTAAGATGGTTAATCAAAACCAACCGTTGGTAGACTATGGACGTTGAGAGTTTATTAAATAAGAAAGAAATACCATTTATCCCAAAGGGCAAAGACTTTGTAGTAAGATGTCTAAATCCTGAACATGAGGATAAAAACCCTAGTATGAAAATAGACCAGATCACTGGTATATTCCAGTGCTTTTCATGCGGTTACAAGGGTAATGTATATAATCGTTTTGGGGAAAGGGCAAACCAATTACAATTACGGCGTGACCTTTTTAAGAAAAAACTGACAGAAAAACGTGCAGAGAGTGTTGGTTTGTCCTTTCCCCAAAATTGTTTACCTTATCTCG